ACAAAAAAGCGTGAGTTTGGCGGGTCTATCTTCATACTCTGCATCAACTTTTGAGTGCCGCAGTAAAAGCATAACCGTCGTTTTCAAGATCTGATTGAGCAGGTTGTTTTCGGAAAGCTCATCGTACTCACAGGTCAAGACTTGTTGATGTGCGATTTTCTTCTGTATCGTGCCGGGCATATCAATCTTACCGCGCATTACCGCCATGTCCTCTTTTTTGTTGAGGTATTGACGGTATAGCCCCTGCTTGAGCTGCTGACCGATTCCTTTGCTCAAAATGGCCGCAAAAAGGTTATGCATATTCTCAAACTCTTCTGTTGCCACATCCTCATAATTCGACTGATTTAGCGAGGTGAAGGCATAGGAGAGCATATAGTAGATGTTCTTTATGTATATGCTTTTATCCTTAATCATTGGAATACACCATGCAGAATGTTCTCCCACCGCTGGAGCTTGGTATTGTCGTCAAACCAGTATTCACTCAGCATCGGGAGAATATCATAATCGACCACAGAATGAAGCCACTCATCTGTGCAGACCTTTTGACCGCAGAAATAGCTGTGCCCAATACAGAAACCTTTTCCAAGCGAGCGGTCGGAGGAGATTTCTTTGTTCAGCTCTTTTACTCGCGCCACGAGTTCATTCAAGGTGTCGTTGTTCAGCCCATTTTGGTACTTGATAAAGCCCTCAGAATCAAAGCCGGGGTCCATCTCGAAAAAGCTGAAGCGTCTGCGGAGAGCATAGTCAATCATAGCGAGGCTGCGGTCAGCCGTGTTCATCATGCCAATAATATAAAGGTTCTTCGGCACAGCAAAGGTTAGCCCATTATAAGCGAGCGTGGCTTTTGTGCCGCGATAGTCACGTTCTATGAGCATGAGCAGTTCACCGAAGATTTTACTCATGTTGCCACGGTTAATCTCATCGATGACGAAGAAGAACGGCTTGTCGGGTTGATTTGCAGCTCTTTGGCAGAAGCGGTAGAAGATGCCAGATTTCAGCTCAAAGCCATTATCTACCGGCTTATATCCCATCATGAAATCCTCGTATGAGTAGTTCTGGTGGAACTGAACAAACTCTATGCGACTTTCATCCTTCTCGCCCATGATGGAATAGGCGAGCCGTTTCGCTGCGAAAGTCTTACCAACGCCGGGTGCGCCTTGAAGAATGATGTTCATTTTATTCTTTAAAACGGAAACGAGCATATCGTAGCGACTTTCCGGCATATAGACATCGTCCAAGAAGGCGGCTTTATCATACAGGTCAATATGTTCTTCGGTGGCTACCGGGTTTTCTTCTCGAATCATATCGAGGATGAAGTCGTATTCGCCCCTTGTCAGCTTAAACAGGCTGCCTTGCGGATTGGTGAAATACTCCATCCGCTCAAGTTCCGAAAAGCCTTTTATAGTGGCATAGTCGATTGGAGAAGACAGTCCTTCTGTTTTCTCAAAGTAAATCTTTTCGCCATCCTGCTCCGCGCTAATTCTTCCGAGAGCAACAATTTGTTTTACCGGGTTGGACTCATAGCCGATAATCATATCACCGGCTTTTGCGTCCAAGAAGTTCTGGAAAATGCGGCGCTTGTTGCCGTTATCGTTGAAGAGAGTATATGACTGAACGTCGCCTACCGCAATATCGGAAAAACTCCATATCTTCGGATTTGCATTTAACCACCAGCAGCCTGAGCTTTGCTCTTGGCTACCCATCAAATCAGGGAGAGTTTTACTGAAATACGGCTTAAGAATGAGCTCCTCAAATAACGAGCGATCTTCGTTGCCAATTTTAATGCAGGTGGAGTTCTCATTAGGCGTCCACCATTTTTTGGTGTTCGAATATGGCGTGGTATCCTGTGACTGTGCAATTACACGATATTCACGTTCCTGCCAGCCGTCTTGCATCTCTGGATTAGGCACCGCTTCATCTGATATTATCTCGCCGAGAAGCTGTATGCTACTACCATAGCAAAGATAGAAGAAATCGCCCTTTTTCATGGCGTGAACAAAGTTCTGCCCCTGTGTAATCTTGGACTGACCTTTTGCGGCTGTGTTCTGGTGGACGACTACAACGTGGCGCTCCGCAAAAATCATCTTATTCGCTTCAGATATCCCTGTGGATTCCGTACCGTGGCTTATCTTCCATATAGCTGGAGCAGGGTCAACAAAGAGTGAAACATCGGAAAGGTCGACCTTGTCGAGTGCTTGTGATAGCTCATCGCGGAGCTTCCAAATGTAGCTGCCGGTTTCCTCTTTCGAGGCATATCTTTTCTACTGCTGATGGCATTTTTGTCTTCATCGATTTTCTCCTTCCACCACGATGGTTTACAGAGTGACTTGTCGTCACTATCTTATTTGTCGATTTTTCCGTTTCTGACCCACTCGTCTATTTCCGAGATTTTGAACTTGTATCTTTTTCCCGCTCGATACACCGGGAGCTTTCCTTCCCTAATCCAAGTACGAACAGTGTCTTGGCTGACACTGAGATAATCAGCTACGTCTTCCAAGTTAACCCACTTTTCTACCTGCATATTTTCATATTCTGCACTCATCGTTTTACCTCCGTAACTTATTCTTCTATGAGTGTGTCATAGCGTCCATTATGAAAGTGTAAAAACGCTAATGCCTGCATCTCGTAGCGCCTCTACCAAATTAATCCTTTTTATAGCCCAGTGAGTACGATTAAGCTCGTTAAATGAGCAAGCGCGTCCGAGATCTAACTCGATGGCGATTTCATTGAGGCGTTGTTGCGGAATCCTGTTCAGCACGCTGAAGTAAACCTTGATACCGTTATCTTGGATTTTTACGTCTGTCACAAAGCCGTACAGCGCGAAATGCGCACAATCAGTTCTTCCGTATTCGTGGTTCTCGCTTGTAAACAGCGCAGGAAAAGCCCGTATTTTTTCTATTGCCTCCGGGGTTAACGCTGCTAATTCATCCTTTACTTCCTTTGATGTGCTTTCGGTCAAGGCACGGTCTTTAGGAACAAGGAAGTGGTCGCTGTTGTAGGGCTCGTCGCCGATAACGAAGAGATTATAATAATCGTAGTTGAAGCTCTGCTGTACGCCCGCCAGCAAACCGCTATTTAGAGCCTGTGTGCCGGGCATCATAAACAGGTTTACTCGTTGTTCGACTCTCTCTGCCTGTGCAATAAGGGTGTTGCCGTCGCCCGGGAGATTTATGGTAGTCGGTGCATTTGTCGCAGGAAGCACAGGTGGGACAACGGGCAGTAGCTTATCACTCATCCTTCCTGCCCCCATTCTCAATGATTACAGTATCTACTTTGTTAATGAAGCTGTTATTGTTGCCAGTGACATTGAATGTAAAAAAGGTCGGATTGTTGTTGACGACCGACTGTGCTGGGCTGGTATTGGGAGCGGCTTTAGCCTGTGCTTCAGGGCCAGCATCTTCAACAATATCCTCATCTATGATTTCGGTATCTACTGTTGGGTGGCTTTGCGTGGAGTAGGTAATACAGATTGTTCTCGTTATTGTCTCACCCAATGTATAGGTGTAAGCTCTCTCGCTGCCGCCGGTAGCGGGGCACCAAAGATCATATGTGTCTTTTCCAACCCGGTTGTCCGCTCGATTTAGAAGCGCAAAGTGCCATAAGCCAAGTAAAAGCGGTTGTAAACAAAAGGTTGACGCAGCAAGTATAGCGGACTTCGTTGTGGCTACTCCGTCTTCACGTGCGTAAATCTCCTGCTCGCCATCAATGGAATCGTCTTCGTCGAGAAGTTCGAGAAGGGCTTTCACAAGCCAGTAATCCTTTCTTGTGCTGGAGCCAAAATCGATGAAGTCTTCCGAGAAGCCACACATCAGTGAAAGAGCTGAAGCGTAATCTGTCCGAACCCGATTGTCGAAACTTTGCATTGTCACCTTATCACCAAACGGCATATAAGTACCACCGTTGTTTTGACAAGATTTATATCTCGATGTGTTTCCTTTAAATGTGGTCATCATAGAGGCGTCCGGCGTGGAATAATCCGGGACGGCAATCTTGATGAGCGCAGTCAGTGTCTGTGGATCAGATAGTCCATCTACCTCACCCATATAATGCTCTCTTACTCCTTTGCGAGGCTTTCGGGCCTGCAGGAGCAAAGTGAAAAATGTTCCTCCGCAGAGTCTCTGCTTTACTTTATTCGTCATTGATTGTCCCTCGCAAAATCGCAACGCTAACATCACTAACAACCATAGCGCAGCAACGTTGCTAACGATTGGATGCCCTTGTGAGTAATCGCAGGGGCATTTTTTGTTGCTCCGATGTATGTCAAAAGCGGTGCAAACTGCGGCTTCCGCAATTCCCACCAAACCTTACTAAACCATTATATCACACGATAACGCAAAATACAATGACGTAACCGTGAATTTTGTAGTTTGCACCAGATTTCCTCCCTGCGATTGCTCACGCAATTCAAATCACAGGAGGAAACCAAATGACAAGCCAAGACAATCAACGCAAAATCTACATCCGCAACACCAAACAGTGGGTGCCCGTTACCGAGGAGGTTTACCTCGAATACTACCGCCCGATATGGCGCTTACAAAAGGACGCGCAGAAGAATGGGCAGTGTATGTGCCCCAAGTCAAAGCTCTGGCTCTGCGACGGCGACTGCGCTACGTGCGAATATCGCGCAGCCGGAAATACCACCTCGCTTGACGCACCGCTTGAAAACGGCGATGGCGACGAGTTCTCCCTTGTCGATACCCTTGAGGACCCGAACGCTGCCTTTGCCGATGTTATCGTGGACAGGCTGTTGCTCGAACGACTCATCGATGAGTTGACGGAGCAATATCCCGAAGGTAAACGCATCTGCGAGCTCATCATGGAGGGGCAATCGGAGCGGCAAGCTGCTAATGTCCTAAATATGACGCGTTCTACTTTTAAACGCCGTTGGTCGATGATCAAGGACGAGCTTGCACAACGTCTGAAAAATGCTTGAAATCCTTTCGCTCCGAGTCTGCTTTGGCTTGGAGCGAAAAATCTTTAAAAAGTGGACCACTCGGCTTCTTTTTTTCCAGTGGGTAGTGAGGACAGGGAAAAACGAAAAGTCCCCAGATTGGAGGAAGCCTTATGAACGACAAGAGAGAAATCCTACTCAACCGCAATGAGTTTTTCGGCGTTTCTGTGACCGGAACCGGAGCACACAGTGGAGGAGTACAGATTACTCCTCCGGCACGTAAATCTAACAGCAGAAAATATGTGTGCCCCTGCTGCGGTAATTCCGTCCGCGCAACGAAAGAGGTCCACATTGCCTGCATGGACTGCCAGCAAACAATGATTGAATATTGACATTCAAAAGGAGGGATAAAAATGACTGTCGACGGAGTTATCTTCACAATATCAATAACACTATCGTTTATCCTGTATGTCATGGTACGAGATCATTGAAAGGAGATGATACTATGAAAGTAGGCTATATCCGAGTATCCACAGAAGGTCAGAATAATGTCGTTTTCCTGCGGGGGCAGTACAGTGGTCTTACGGAGAGGAACGGCATTCCCGTGCCTTTCCCGTGCGCCAACAAGAAGGATGGCACCGTGGAAGTACGCGAGCTGAGCGTTTATGATCAGCTGTTGGGAGGTGCTTCCTGTGGTTGAACTGGAACACGCCCGGGAGCTGCTCGGCAGCATGGGCCTTGAAACCGCTTCGGCGCTTCTGGATGCGCAGATGGAGCGATCATTGCACGCGGAACACACTTATGCCCAATTTTTGGACGAGCTTTTGACCTCCGAGCAGCAGGAACGCGGCCGGAAGGGCGAAGAAATGCGGACAAAGCTGGCCCGTCTTCCAAATCGAAAAAGCCTGGAGGAATTCGACTTCAGCTTTCAGCCTTCCATCGACAAACGGCAGATTGACGAGCTGGCCACTCTGGCCTTTGCCGCCCGCGCCGAAAACGTTATCCTGCTGGGACCGCCCGGCGTCGGCAAAACCCATTTGGCGGTCGGCATCTCCATGAAAGCCCTGAAAGCAGGCCTGACGGTTTACTATACCAGTCTGGCGCGCCTCATTGAGGATCTCAAGCGGGCATTGGAGCAGAACCGGCTGGAGAGGCGCTGGCGGGTCTATCTGCGGCCGGCAATTCTCGTCATCGACGAGGTCGGGTATATGCAGCTAAACCGCCAGGAGGCCGAGCTTTTCTTCCGGCTGGTGTCCGAACGCTACGAGCACGGAAGCATCATCCTGACCAGTAACAAATACTTCAGTGACTGGGGTGAGCTTCTCAGCGACACGGTAATTGCCACAGCCCTGCTCGACAGGCTGCTGCATCACGCCCATGTGATCAATATCCGTGGCCAGACTTACCGGCTGAAAGATCGGCTCAAGGCCGGCGTCCAGACAGTTCCGCCGGCGGATATTCCGGCGGTAGGGTGACCAGCGATATGGGTCATTTCCGACCGGCGTTTTCGGTCAAAATGAAACCGGCGTTGACAATATCAAATGAGTGGGAACAAGGTGAGCGCAAAGACCCTTGATCTTAACTGCGAGTTTCCCGTGATTGCAGCGCAGCTCAATGCAATAGCCGACGAGCATTTCGTGGTATAAGGGAGGATACGTCGATGGGTAAATATGAAGTCCTGACAAAATACATCCCTGAGCTCAAAGACGGTAACTTGGGGACGTGGGTCATCGATAAAGAAAGCGACAGTACTCCTGAACATCCGCTACAGTTTCCGTTCGTAAATTACTCGCAGATAGTAGACCACTTCCAAGATGACCTGTTCCGTTTCTGCGAGGAGCATCCCGAATACGAGCATATTCATTATGGCGATACCCTCAAGGAAAACGGCATCGAGTGGGGTTCCAATTCAATGGAATCTGCCGATGCGTCCAAGTTGAACGAAAAGGCGCTGATCGCTATGCTCGTAGGCGCTTGCCGCACCGAGCGCTTTTGCGATGGTGCCTTGTTGGGATTCTTTGAAAGCGGTGCCATCCTGCGCTGGTTGGACCGACTGAAAGAAATTGATGACTTAACCCTTCAAAGCGGCAACTGATACCTTTTAATTTTGCCACACTTTTTAATTATTCCTCGGCTGCCGATTTTGCAGGGTAAGTAAATCCGAAATCAACAGCCTGCACTACGAACCGATTAAACAGAAAAAGGGCTTCCGAAGCTCGCATCGAAAAGGTGCAGAACCGTGGAAGCCCTTGTTTTATGGCCCTTTTTCGGCACTTGCTGCCGGAGGGGGCCTTTCTGTTTGTATCAAAGACGGTAAGAACATAGATATAATCTTGCAGAGTTTGATACAATTTAATTATTCCTTTGATATTCTCCCTCTTGCAGGGTAAGTTGTGTTTTGCAGGGTAAGTCGAAAGCCGGAGATGTCCGGCTGTTTTTTTAGAAGTCAAAGAAAATTTGTTTTACCTATAGTTTGAAAATTGAATTCAAATCCAACGTATAGACTGATATAGCAATATAGGGATGGAGTTTCTAAAATATATTATTTTGTCGAATATTGCACAAATTACTTTTATTTTGGCAAACGTCCATGTATAATGTAACTAGCAATTCCGTTTATTGTTGGTGTATGTCAAGTTGGCAACACTAAAGATTAAAACTTGCAAAGGGGGGTTGCTGATGAAATCAAGGATTCTAGATTATTTTGATTTTGAAAGGTCGAATATTTTACTTGAAGGTTTCAACAAAGCAACAGGTTTTGTAACTGCCATTGTAGACCTTGATGGAAATATTTTGTCTAAATCCGGATTGAAAACACAAGACAAATCGCCTTGAATATGGTACAATAAGTGCAAGGAAAAACGCGAAAACGGGCGAAAAAGCCTGCACTTGGAGTGATGGTGAGTGTACAAATTTGAGAACAGACAGATATGGTAGAACGGTACCGAAAACGCGCCAGGCAATACCCGGGTCGGGTATTGGCGGATAAGATATACAGAAACCGTAACAATCTTGCTTACTGCAAGCTTCATCATATACGGCTTTCGGGACCTGCTTTGGGCAGACCGAAGAAAGATGAGATTCGAGATAAAAAGCAAGATTACATCGACGAATGAGAGCGTGTGGAGGTTGAACGCAGGTTCAGTCTGGCAAAGCGGAAATGCGGTCTCGGCCTCATTACCACAAGACTGGAACCGACGATTTCCCACAGCGTAGCCATGTCCATCGTCGTGCTGAATTTGAGGAAAATTCAGTGCGCCCTTTTGTGGTTGCTATTCAATTTTCGGCTGTCCATGACGTACGGTCCGAAAGTTGTACTTGTTCAGTAGCCATTAATTATAAAAGAAACAAGTTGTTTTTCAAACGGCATCTTCGGCTTCGAAAACAAACAAGATGAGAGCCGATTAACAGAAAAGAGGAACGTATATGAAAAAAAAAGCATGGATGAGCTGGGGCATGGCGCTCCTGCTGGCTCTGAATTTACTGGTGCCCATCGGCACGGTGTACGCCGAAGGCGGGACGGGGACGGACAAGACCTCTGCGCTGACGAACGTCAGTGTTGCCGTCAAGCAGAACGGAACCGAAATTACAGGCGACACGTTACCAAACGCGGACAATCTATCCATTGAGGTCAGTTTCGGGGTGCCCGTGGCTGGAGACTACCCTGATGGAACTCCCGATCCGGGTACCATTGTCCAACAGGGCGATACCGCGGATATTTTGCTCGGAAAAGGGTTTACTCTTTCCGCCGCCAGCGGGGGGCTGCCGATTGCGCTGACGCTCTCCGGCAACACCGTGATCGGACAGGTTACGGCGTTCAATACGGATTCCGATAAAAACGTTACGGCTCATGTTGTATTTGACGGGGCTGCCATGAGCGATGCGGACATATCCGGCATTCGCGCCGGATTTAATGCGGACCTGCAGGTCAACAACGACAGCGGACAGGCCGGAGGCAACAATACTATTTTTACGATTCTGAATAAAACGTATACCATCGTGCCGCCGGCCGCTCCGATTACCTATAACGTTACAAAATCCGGTACCGTGGATCTGGCGAACAAGTGCATCAACTGGACCGTTGCCGTCACCGCGGCGCAGGGAAGTACGAATCTGGACTTGGACGGCTACACGTTTTCCGATGACCTTACCAATGTGGGGGCCTATGTCTCTGGCTCGTTCAAGGTCGGCCCGAGCTCCGGGACGCTGACCCAGCCGACGCAGGACCTGACAGGCCCTAAGCTGAGCTATGCCTTCCCAAGCGGTTCGACCAGCCCCCAGACGATTACGTTTTCCACGACAATTCCTGATACGAAGTATTATGCCGGGACTCAGCAGACCATCTCCAACGAGGCGCTGCTGCTGAACGGCACCACCGAACTGGCGAAGGGCTCGGGCAGCGTCTCCTTCACGCCGACCTGGATTACAAAGGAGGGAAAGGTAAACTACAACGGATCGCTCGGCGTTTATAGCCCCACGGATCGCACCATCACCTGGACTATTACGGCCAATCAGATGGGGGCGACGCTGAATGGTACCTACATCACCGACTTACTGCCGGCGGGACTGACCCTTGTCTCGGCAAAGGCGCAGATCAAGAGCGGATCGGACTGGATTGACATGAGTCCGGCAAGGGAATGGTCGTCGGCGCCTGCCGACGGAAACTACCAGTTGGGAGACATCAGCGCCCCAATTCTGCTCACCATCGTGACAAGCGTGCCGGACGCCGCTTATGCGGTGGGAATTACCCATTATAAGAACTCCGCCAAAATCGGCTGGACCGGTGGACCAGGCAACGGCATCGGCACAAGCAGTGTTGACGTCGGCGTTGGCTATAACGCCATCAGCAAGACAGGCGTTCTCGATTCCAGGACCGGCATTGTCACATGGACGGTCACGGTGGACACGGGGAACGAGAAGATTCCCAATCTAACGGTATACGACTTGCTGGCCTACGGAAAGGACAGCGCGGCTCTGACCGGCGCTGCGGGAATCCCGTACGGTGTTACGGCCCAGTGCAACCAGCAGTATATTGCCGACAGTTTCCACGTGACCAGCCAGTCTGACGGCTCCGACCTGTCCATTGCAAAGACGCCGATTCAAAACGGCGGCACGACGGTGGCCGATCTGCTGGAAATCACGGGATTTGCGGATGACGCTCCCAACCAGGCTGAATTTACTTTTCAGACCCAGGTGGTGAATCCGGAGATCTACGCCGGAAACAAGACGCCCCGGGTGTACAACACCGCCACATTGTTCAGTGCTAACGCAAAGCTGAATGCCGCAACGGCTCCCGTCTCCTATCCCAGCCACATGCTTGCCAAGGAGATGCTCAAGCGCGGTTCCGATCCGACGACAACGGTTGGCGCCAACAATAAAACAACAAATGCCGCCGATGGCTTTGACTATAAGGATAAGTCAGTGATCTTCCGCCTGAGCGCCAACGCCGACGGCATGGACTTGACCAATATGCCCATTGACGCACAGGGAACAACGCTGGGGAATGTGACCGTTACGGACACCCTGCCGGAAGGGTGGGTATTTGACAAGATCGACGGAAAGGACTTCCTGATCTTTGAGGGGAGCGCCGGAAGCGACAAATCCGTCACAGCGACGGGCGACGCGCTGACAGATACCAATTTCGTGACCCCTGATTTTAACGGAACAACGAGTGACGGCAAGCAGAAAACCGCAACCTTTACCTTCTCGATGCTCGACAAGCCCTATGTGATTCTGGTCAAGGCACGGCCCACGGACGAAACCGCCGCCGGGTACTTCAGCCAAACCCAGTCGAAGACGGTAACGAACGGCCTAAATTTAAAGGCCGTGAACTGGACGCCGGGCGTCAGCACTTCCCAGAACGTCACAATCGACAGCACAATCCTGAGCAAAAACCTCGATTCTTTAAAAGCCGATTCGCAAGCTCAGCTGACATGGACAGTGGAGTACAAACCGTATAACCTGGATGGAAAAGGTACACGGATTGAAGATACGCTGCCGGTGGGCGTCGATTTGCGCACAGACTCCAGCGGCAAGCTGGTGCTTACGGACAAGGATGGCAATGCCAATATTGCCATAAACGAGATGACCCTCAAGACAGACGGAACCTACACTTTAGGAGCCTCCGTTCTGCCTGAGCTAGGGAAAAATGTGAGCTACGACAATACCGACCGTGTGTTGATCTTCAATATCCCCGATCCGGCGAAAGCGTACCGCTTTACTTACGTCACTGACATCACCGGAAACTCTGGGAGCATCACCAATCAGGTGAAACTGTTTGGGGGCAATTCCAATAACGTTGGGACTAACAAATCTTATAACATTGTCGAGCAGAGCGGCTGGGCCACGCTCCAAAGAGGCGGGTCCCTCACCGTCACAAAGACAGACGAGACCGGCGCGGCTCTCACCGGCGCAGTGTTCACGCTATATGCGTCGGATGGTACCACCGTCATCCGCAAGGGTACCGTTGCTGTCGACGGCACGTTGAAAATGCGGGCGATCCCTGAGGGGAAGTACATTCTGCGGGAGACGGCAATCCCCGGCGGCTATCTCTCCGAAAATGTGAGCGCTACGCCGACGGACCACACCGTGACGGTTACGGTCAGTGGCTCCACCGTCACCACCTCCATCGACGGGAAGACCGGAGCAGACTCCAATACGCTCACGGTTAAGAATTATAAGGCGGGCACGGTCGGCAATCTGACCATCAGCAAAACGGTGGCCGGAAACGCCGCCGACACTAAAAAGACGTTCGATTTCACCGTGACCTTTGCCAATGCGAACGGCGCCTATACGTACACGAAAGACGGAGTTGCTGCGGGGACCATCAGCAGCGGCGATAAAATCTCCCTGGCTCACGGACAGAGCATCGCCGTGGCCGGCTTGCCGAAGGGCACAACCTATGTCGTCACCGAATCGAACTACTCCGCGGACGGATACTCCACAGTCAGCACGGTGACGGCCGCAAAGACCGTAGGAGACAACAGCACGGCGACCGGCGGCACAGTGACCGGCACCATTGTGGCCGACGATACCCAGACCGCCTCCTTTACCAACACAAGAAACGTGTATGTTCCCTCTACGGGGAACCTGACCATCAGCAAAACGGTGGCGGGACCCGGCGCCGATACCGCAAAGAAATTTAATTTTACCATTACTTTCACCGGCGCACCCGGCTCCTATCCTTACACGGGCAACGGTGTACCTGACGGAACGATTCAAAGCGGAGATACGATTGCCCTCGCCCACGGCCAGAGCATCACTATCACGGGTCTGCCCGCCGGAGCGAGCTATCAGGTGAGCGAAGATGCCGCCTCGGCGCAGGGCTACACCATGGAGAGCGCCGGAAGATCCGGTTCCATTTCCGTCGGCGGGAGCCAGACGGCGGCGTTCACCAACACAAAAATTCCCGATTCCGGCAGCCTGACGATCAGCAAGACCGTGTCCGGCAAGGGAGCCAGCCTTACCCGGAAATTCAAATTTACCGTTATCCTGGCCGGAGCGCCAGACGCCTATCCTTACACCGGCTCCGCCTCCGGCACCCTCCGCAGCGGTGACACGGTGACACTTGCCAACGGGCAGAGTATCACAATTGCGGGTCTCCCCGCAGGTGCGGGCTATACCGTGACAGAGGCCGATTACTCGGGCGTAGGCTACACCACCTCCAGCACGGGGGCCTCGGGCGTAATATCCTCCGGCACAACGCAGACTGCATCATTTACAAACAGCTGGAGTCCGCTTCCCAATGAACCGGGGAAGCCCCAAAATCCCACTATGGATATCGGCGATGAGGACATTCCGACAGGAAATACGGATGGCGAAAACCCCGATGTGCCGGGCGGCGGAAATGAAGTCAATACGCCGGACGGAGAAGAAAGCGGCTTGCCCAGAACGGGTGACGATCAGAAAAGAGGCCTTGCAGAGTTTGGCCTGTTCTTCTCCTCTGCAGCCTTAGCAGTTTTTGCTGCGGCCGATTATGTCTTGCGCAGAAAAAATCACGGTAAGAAAAACAAATAATATTTTAGGGGAGAGCCGGCAGCAAAAATTATTTTCTTACTGCCGGCCCTTTTGAAAAAGTCTATAAGAAGGATATCCGGATGACACGCACAGAAAAATCGAACCTACACAGAATCCTGCATCTTTTGATGATCTTGTGTGCGGCTGGTATTCTTGTTTCGGCAATCGTGCTGCTTTTCAACAATCGAGAATATGCCGCGGGCGACGCTGCCTATCGGCAGATTCGCCGCCAGACGCAGCAATCCTCAGCTCCGACCACAGGCAAGCCGGCAGTGGGAAAAAAGCAAAAGGAAGGGGCCAGTATCGACTTTCTATCTCTTGAAAAGATCAACCCGGACGTGGTGGCCTGGCTTGTCGCCGAAGGTACAGCGCTCGACTATCCCGTTGTACAGGGCAAGGATAACGATTTCTACCTCGGCAACCTGTTCACCGGGAAACCCAACAAGATGGGCTCTATCTTTATGGATTATCGCAACAGTGGAGATTTTTCCGATAAGAACACGATTATATATGGGCATAATATGAAAAATGGCTCTATGTTTTCAACAATAACAAAGTACAAAAATCAAGGCTATTACAATCTTCACCCGACAATGTTACTTCATACACCCAGCGGTGACTTTGTTGTTGAGCTATTTGCAGGAATCATTGTCGATGGAAGCTATGGGGCTGTCCAAACCAATTTTAAGGATGATCATGATTTCCAAAATTATATTGATTCGCTCGAAAAGAAATCTTCTTTTAAGTCCAATACAGGTGTAAATGCTGACGACCGGATTATTACTTTATGTACTTGTTCCTATGAATTCAAAAATGCACGGTATGCTCTGTTTGGAAAACTGACGCCTATACAAAAGAGTCTCACGCAGTACCCCATGGCACCTTCAGGCGATGAACTGTTAAGGTCTCCTCCAGTCCCTCCAAGAGGCTAGCCGCCGCCTTGGGATACTTATGCTTGTATCTCAGTGCCGTCCTTGAATGTGACCTGCACGTCGTCCTTGCTGTAGACCGTGACGAAATCCACAAGGCTGACCCAGAGCATCGGGTCGAACTCTGTGACCATGCCGTCCATCGCCTGTAGCTCCTTTAGGAAGTCCTCAATTGTCGCTTGCCGGTTGGCTTTGTCGCTTATAACGGCGGTTACTTCCTCAAGACGGGCCTTTGCTTTCCCGAAGCGCTCCGTCAGGCCGTCGTAGCGTTTCTGGTATTCGGTCTGGTCAAGTGCAACACGGGCATTTTCGTAGATGCTCTGCTGCATCATTTCGGAAATGACCACCATTTCCTGTTCCAGTGCCTTTTTTTCAGCGTCGAGGTCGCTGGTGTCGAAAGCTGTCGACTTAATGGTGTCGAAGGTTTTAATGATGCGGCCTTTCTCCGGCAGGAGCTTATTGACCGCCAACACGAAGAGTGCTTTGATTTCATCATCGGTAAGATGTGGCGTGGCACAGCGTTCGTCGTTGTCGAATTTGTGATTACACTGCCAGATGACCTGCCGGTACTTATCTGTGGAGTGCCAGACCTTTGAGCCGTACCAGCTTCCGCACTGTCCGCACTTGATTTTCCCGGAGAAAAGGTGGACGCCGCTGTGCCGGTTTCGGCCTTTGCCGCGCCGCTCAAGCTCACGCTGAACCGCCTCAAAAACAGCTGGCGCTATGATTGCCTCGTGGTTTCCTTCCACATAATACTGCGGGATTTCACCATTATTCTGTTTCTTCTTTTTTGTGAGGAAATCCACGGTGTAGCTCTTTTGCAACAGTGCATCGCCGCGATATTTCTCGTTTGTGAGGATGCTCCGCACAGCACCGGCGTTCCAGCGCTCCTTACCGCCCGGTGAAAGAATGCCGTCAGCAGTCAGCTTGGATGCGATGCCAAAGGGTGTCATGCCCTGAAGAAACATACTGTAAATGCGTTTGACTGTGGCGGCTTGCTCCGGATTGACCACTAAATTGCCATCTTCGCCTCGGTCGTAGCCAAGGAAATGGCCAAACGGAACGGTGACCTTTCCGTCCGCAAAACGCTTCCTCTGACCCCAGACGCAGTTCTCGGAGATGGAGCGGGACTCTTCCTGTGCGAGGGAACTCATGATGGTAATCAGCAGCTCGCCCTTGGAATCCAGCGTCCAGATGTTTTCTTTTTCGAAGTAGATCTCCACGCCTTTTTCCTTGAGCTGGCGGACTGTAGTCAGGCTGTCGACCGTGTTGCGGGCAAAGCGGCTGACCGACTTGGTGACGATCAGGTCGATCTTACCATCAAGGGCGTCGGTGACCATACTTTTAAAGCCCACGCGCTTTTTGGTGTTCGTGCCTGTAATGCCCTCGTCGGTATAAACACCGACAAATTCCCAATCGTCGCGGCCCTTGATATAGTTGGTGTAATAGTCGATCTGCGCCTCGTAGCTGGTGAACTGCTCGTCGCTGTCTGTGGAGACACGGGCGTAAGCGGCTGTGCATCGCTTTTTCTGCTCGTTCAGTGGCGTCGCAGTAAAACGTGTCAGCGTTGCCGGAATTGTGGTTACTGTTTTGGCCATTTCTCTTCACCTCTTATCTGACGCATTCTCTCGCTCATGGCTGCCCGGCGCTCATCGGTCCAGCTATCCTTTATGGCCTGGCATTGCTTTTCGCGTCGCTCCGCAGACCATTTGACGCCGCGCCGCTTGTCCTGATATGTATTGAAAATCTCGTGCCCATCCCGGAAATGAAAGGTTACGGTGCTGTCAAGAATGCTGGCGTACTCAATCTGCGCGTCCATCACCGCCTCATCGAAAGCTGGGAGGTCAAGTGCCTCGGTAACCAGAGCTTTCATGGTTTCATCCCGAATTGCCGTGTTGTGACATTTATCCTTTGGCCCGGTGCAATACCAGGAGCGGGTGGGGGTGCCATCCTTGCGAACGCCGGACTGGCAGCGGTAATTTGCACCGCAGTTGCCGCATTTGATGAAGCCTGTGAATTCGTAGTAGGTGGACTTGTTCGGATTGGTATCCTTTCGCTTGTGGCGCTCGCCCCAGAGACGTCTGCGCTCCGGTGTCCACCAATCCGTCTTGGCGGTGGATTCCCATGTGGTCATAACCTCGCGCCCGTCGTAAAACCGGAAGCGCAATGTGTCCTCGGAAACAACAAGGATTTCTTCGACCTGCTCGGCAAAGGCGGCCTCATCAAAATCGTCAAGGCCCATAACCTTGGCGGCGACATTCTGGAGCATCTTTTCCGGGATGTTCTTGGAGCCGCAGGCACCAGCGCCTTTTTGGCTTTTTGTCTGGCAGGTCCAGATGTAGTAAACCTCACCGGCTGTATTCCGCTTTCCGCTCCGGCGATAATGCTTACCGCAGATGCCGCAGGTGATCTTCGTGGAAAAGGCCGTCAGATGCAGGGACTTGTTTCCGAAAGGCCCAAGCTCGCGTCTGCGCTTGAACTCGGCTTGCACCGCCTGAAATTCATCCATCGGGATGATGGCTTCGTGCGTTTCCTCAACAAAATACTGCGGAAGCTCGCCGTGATTCTTTTTACGATGCTTGGCAATCGGGTCTGCAACATATTCCTTCTGGAAAAGCATATTCCCGGTGTAGGTGATATTGGTAAGGACCACCTTGACGTTGGAATCCACCCACGCCTTGCCTTGGCGTGTGTAGATGCCTTTTTCGTTGAGCGTCCGGCCAATCTCGATTCGTGATGCGCCCTTCATGTATTCCCGGTACATAAACCGGACGGTTTTCGCTTCCTCCGGGAGTATGGTGAGCCGTCCGTCAATCCATTCATAACCGAAAACCCGCATCTGCCCGTTGGGTATACCCTGCTGGAAGCGCTTGATCGTACCCCATTTGACGTTATCCGAAATGCTGCGGCTTTCCTCCTGCGCGAAGGACGCGAGCAGTGAAAGCATCAGTTCGCCGTCCTCGGAGAGCGAATCGATGTGCTCTTTTTCAAAGCGAACGGAAATGCCGAGTTCCTTCAGGTGGCGGACGGTCTTCAAGAGATCCACCGTATTTCTGGCGAAACGGGAAATTGACTTAGTAAGGACGACGTCGATTTTTCCCGCCTCGCAATCCTCAACCATGTGCCGGAACTCATCGCGCTTGCTGGTTCCGGTTCCGCTGATGCCGTTATCCGCGTAGACGCCGGCGTATTGCCAATCGGGATGTTTTTGAATCAGCTCGCTGTAATAGCTGATCTGAGCTGACAAGGAATGCTGCAGCCGCTCGGTTTCCATAGAAACTCTGGCGTAGGCAGCGACTTTCTTGCGTTCCGGCATTTGAAGTACAGCAGGCTCAATTTTTGTTACTGTTTTCAAGAGAAATCACTCCTTTCCAGTACACATACATCACTCTAAAGCGGCTTCACAGCAAGCAATTCTCGGACAATAATGTGCCGAATAGTGGCCGATATTTCTCCTGCAGTTTTGTATCAATTATGGCATATTCCTCCTCGGTTAGAAGACCCTTTTGCAGGAGCGTTTTTGCCAGATGAATCGAAGCCTGATAGTCCTTTTCAGCCTCGAATTGTTCCTCGCTCATACCGGCTCACCACCCTTAAAACGGGCTGCAATATAGCAGGCGTGGGAGCAATACTTCCGTTCGGCGTTGCCGTAGGCCGTGAAGGTTTTCCCGCAGCGGGCGCAGGTGAAGGCATAAACGGCTTTCTGCTGTACCGCTTCCGGGTGGGCGTTCCACCATTGCTGGCGGCAGCCGGCAGAGCAGAACTTTATCTTTTTTCTACCGGGAGCCTGCTGCAGCTGCTTTCCACAGTTGAGGCAGACGCCGCAAGTCAGGTCGATACGGGCATTGGTTTCTGCAACTACGCCGCCAAGGTTATGCTTGCGGCAAAATGCCTTGACGCTATCTTTAGACAGGCCGACCGCACCGGCAATGGTGGCATAGCCGTAGCCATGCCCGCGCAGCTCCTGTATTTTTTCTCTTTGCTCATTTGTCATGAAATATCCTCCAATCTGGGGACCTCTGTCCTCACTACCCAATGGAGTTCGAAGTGCCATTTGGCCGAAAAATCTGAGAAAAAATTGCTCATAGCATCCGCCTCCACAATCCACAGGACAGAAAGGCTGTGTTTGAACGAAAAAAATAAGGCCCGGCAGGAATTTTCCCGCCGAGCCTTAAAACGATGTATCAGAGCTTCGCCGCATAGTCGAGTGAAATCCAGCCATTCCGGCCAGCCTGATAGGCTTTGAGCAGTCCCCATTTTGTCGCTCCGGTGCCGCTTGCCTCCTCAACAATCGTGAATACACCCTTGCCGGTATAGCGTCCCACGGTGCCGTAATTGGTACCGGGACCTTTTCGGATGTTCAGGTCAGGAATGACGATCCTGACGCGATAGGGGGTTGCATCCGAGGGCGTTTGGGCGGATGGCTGCTGCGTGTTTCCGAGCCGAGCGTTAATCTGCTCCGCGATGTACGGAAACTTGCTCTCCAAATATGGCCCCGGACAGGCGGTAGCGGCAAACCACTTGTGCATGGTGAGATTGCCGGATTTATCGCCCGTATAATTGATGCGCGAAATGCCATTGCGCTGACAGATGTCCACGCACAGGTCGATCAGCTTCGCAAGTGCGGTATCGCTGACGTGCCAGTTTCCACCGACCTCGTCGTTAGCAACCTCAATGGTGACAGCACGGTTATCGTTGGCGCTATTGGAGCTGCACCAGCTCCGGTTGGCCTCATCAACATACAACCCGACACGGCCGTCCGTACCGATGCCGTAGTTGGCGCTGGCCTTCCGGCTGGCTGGTGCAAAGACGGAGCCGCACTGTTCCACGGTCAGGTTACCTGCCATGTGATGGATGGTGAGTTTGTCGATGACATGATTCCTCGGTTTGCTGCAGTTCGGGCTGAGCTGCATGTAATTTACCAGTTTGCTGTTACTCATATTATTTGTCCTCCTTTTCGGCCCGGTCATGAAGCTGCTCCAGGACGGCCTTCAGCTTCTCCGGGATGGGCAGGCCCAGATGGCCCGCGTTCTCAATCAGAGACAGGCCCTCATTCGAGATGTAGAAGAAGATCACCGCTGTCCGCAGCACCGAGCCGGTGCCAATCACCTGCGCGTCCAGAATGTTCGCTACCCCTACGAGCAGGAAAATGAGCACCTTCTTGAAGATGCCCCTGAAGCCAACCGCGCTGGAGAGCTTTTTGTCTACCACGGCGCACATGACACCGGTGACGTAGTCGACGACCACGAAAGCAATCAGAGCATAGAGCAAGCCGTCACACCCTCCCAGAAACCAGCCGAGCCATCCGCCGATAGCGGCGAACACGAGCTGAATCACATTCCAAAATTCCTTCATGATAAAATCCTCCTTGTTTATTGCATTAAAAAAGCAGCTGCCTGTGCCGGACAGCCGCCTTCCATCTGAGTTTGTTATGCTTCCTCCACCGTATAGGTGATCTTCATCGTCTTATCCGCCGTCTTGATCACGGAGGTCGACAGATTGTTGATGCTCGCAAGATACGGCGTCACGAGGAACAGCGTTTTGTATACGGCCGCCGTGTTGTAGCTGTATCTGCCGAAGCTAATTGCATAGGGGCCGTAACGGAAGAACGGCGTACAGACATAGTTGAGGCCGGTATAATTCTTTGTGCCGATTATGGTGTCGTCGGAACAGATATTGAAGTCCGAGCCGAGAATCCGGTCGCCAATCTTATACATCTGGACGTAGCCATAACTGTCGCCGCCGCTGAAATTTGAGGTAAAGCCAAGGGAAATCAGCGTGATATCGGCCGCATTATTGGCGTTAATCTTGTAAACGCCTTTTCTGTCGTACTTCATCGCATAAAGATAACCGCCCCGCATAACCGACTGGACGTTCCGGTATGGCTGGCCACCGTAACCGCTGCGGTATCCAAGCTGGTATATCTGCGCATTGGTAAGCGTCCACGTGCCCTCGGTAAAGGTAAAATCAGCTTTGCTGATTTTAATCCACTTTACCGTCGCGTTGCCGGACGAATTACCGCTGCCCATGAAGCCATACCAGTAACCGTCCTCACCATCGATGAAATCGTAGTAGCCGTAGTTACTTGAGGCGGTGCTGTTAATGAAAACGGTGGGATTGATGGTGTGCGTTTCCAGAAGTTCATCGCCGTTTTCCTGCAGATTGAAGTTCAGGCCGATATTGCAGAAGGACTTCCGCACTTTGTTAATCAGGATCGCGTTTGATGTGTCCATGGAGATGCTGATGAAATAGTTACCTTCAAAGTTGACCTCGACCATGTCCACATACCGGTTCATAATAAGTCCACTTGATACGGTGCTTGGGCTCTTCATACGCAGTAGGCGCTTTTCCGCGTCGAAGGTGTCTCCGAAATATCCGACCCCGCCTTGCTTGTGCGTGAGACAGACGGCGGTAATAGTGCCATTGCCCTGGCTGGTGGTGAAGTCCCAGACAAATTTATAGCCTTTGTCCGTTGCTTTCGACTCTGTAAGATTTAAACTCCCGCGCAGCACATTTGCCGTGGCATTGACGTCGTTGGAGGCGTAACCTATACACTGGTTGGAGGACGGCGCGTAGATCGTGTTCTCATCCTCCGTGATGGCATCCTGAAAAAGGAGAATGCCACCGATGGTATTCGGACAAATGGGAAGGAAATAATCGCTCCAGCTTACCGTACTGCTGCCCGCAACACAGAAAAGCATCCCTTCAATGTTGTTGCCGAATACCTGCGAGACAGCCTTTGTGACCATGTTCGTTTCTCGGTAGATTTCCTTCTTCCCGGTATGCACATCGGTAAGTTCTATTTTTGTACTACCTTTTAGCTTCATGCCTCAGACCTCCTAATTTAGGTAATCGACGACGATACTGTTCACGTAACTTTCTTCGAACAGAACAAAGCGGAACATGTAATGACCGGTGGTAGCTTTTAATGCCCATGCGTCTGTGCCGATATCCGCGAGGGCGGCTTTGGTCATACCCGACTGCTCGTCCGAAAGGACCGCCCAGGCATTGTCCACATAGTTCCACCATGTTGTCCCATCGTCGAAGGACACGGCAAACAGCGTATTGTCATCGGAATCGGCGGTGACCTTCTCAATGCCGAGAATGGTGGAATCCGTCATATCCACATTTTCCGTGAGAACTGTCTGCGGGAACGGCACCGCCGTCACATCCGCTTCCAGCACCGGAGGCTCGTCCTGCGAATCCTGCCAGTACAGAAGCGACGGATTTGTAAGCGGTAGAAGCAGTGAGCCGGGCGGCCTGTCGTCCACGCCGTAGCTTTCAAAGAGCGCCTTGCTGATTTCTCCCGGATTTTCAATTTCCGAAAGGGACAAAACGCCCCCTGTGGATAAAACCGAATAGATTTTTCCGTCCTTGTCGGTAATCAGGAACTTCCTGTCATAGGGCGCTTGAATATTCATCAGACCGGCTGCGGCGGTAAAATCTGTGCCGCTGTCGTTCGCATGCGTGAAGGTTTCCTGCAGTGTTTGCCCAGCGGTCACTGTGAATGCTTTTGTACCGCCCGTGCAAATTAACTGGTTCGTACCCAAATAGCTGGAATCAGTCGGCATACGGAGCACATTCAGAAAGATATCTCCTGTGCTGAACAGATACACTTCATAGGTCAGATGGACGCTGTCAGAGGTCGAGTTGTACTGGGCGTAGCCGTCCCACTTTAACCGCAGGAACTTATAGTAGTTGTAGAGCGTGCCTTCCTCGCGCCAGAAGTTCCAGAGCTTCGCGTCTCGCCGGCAAACCTGCAGCTGCTCGGCGCTTGTGCCAAACCCGAACCAGCTATTGCCGCTGACATAAATGTTCTGAGTGACTGTACCGTTGAACTTGAACCAGTCCACGCCGTTGAAAGTCAGCGTATCGTCATCGTGTCCGACGTTATTCAAAAGCTGTGTCAGGTTTTCGGTGGAGGCAAGAAGGGCCTCCATCCCGTCATAATCAGCCATTCTTGACCTCCAGTCCGGTACGGTACTGCTTTTCCTGATTGTTTTCTGACATAATAATTGGCTCCTTTGAATTTCATTTTTTTTGAAATCCACCGGAGTCGACTTATCCGCCATAAACAGAAAAAGACGACAGGAGGCATACTTATCCCGAAGGATGTTCTGCCCGCTCTGTCGTCTTGCGCTCTGGCGGATTTCGTGATTATTGGCGCGTTATTGCTTCATAGAGTATTCGACTTTGATGTCACCCGGTGGAACATGAAGCGAGGTAACGCATTTACCATGCACTATTTCCACCAGCCCTGTTTCCTTATCAATACAACAGTCGATTCCACTCCCTTGAGGATGTCTTACCTCTGCGAGTTTCCTTTCGGAAATAATATCGCTTTCTGTATTGACATTAGGGGACACGCTCGGTAAAATAAAAAGTGATTCCACGCTTTCTTCAGGAAAAGCTCTCAATAACCCCGATATTACCTTGTTTCCCCCTTTTCGCTTGCCGTTCAGGAATCTGTTTGCTTCTGAGCGCGAGATTCCCATTTGCCTTGACAGTTCACTTCCTTTCCATTTTCGCTCCCGGAGAAGCTCTCTGATGTGCGGCAAGTTAGGTTCCAATAAGCAACACCTCCTTATGTTGTGTCTCTTGACAGGTACAGACACATTATACCGCGAATGTCCCTTAATGTCAATGCTGATGCAATCTGTGAAACCATAAAGAAACATTATTTACATACCGTTCGCAAAAAAATTGATTTCTCATGAGGACAAAATCTCAAAATAGTGTTGCTATTTGGGGACAACCATGATATAATAATTGACAAGGAGGTGCACTACTATGAGCAAAGTCGGAGATTATATTAAAGAGCGCCGCCTCGCAAAAGAGTGGTCAAAGAGAACACTGGCAGAAAAAGCCGGGATAAGCCATTCTGAGGTTCATAGAATTGAGAACGGAGAGCGCACTAATCCGTCAGTTGCCATGTTATACGCGCTGGCAGATGCACTTGGTATACCCAAAGAAGAAATCCTGCGGCAAGCTGGATACAAAACAGACGACAGCGATATCCCTTTGATAGAGAAAGTATTCCCCGACCTGAAAACTGAGAAGCAGCAGGCAGCCGCACAACGAATCGTTGATGGCTTGGCAAGAAACGGCGACCTGCAGGATTCTGATTATGACGACTTAGTCAGGCAGGTGGATATGTTTTTAGACTATGCAAAAAAGAAAAAGGATACCTGATAAAGCAAGGTATCGACGTACGACTCAAAGGGCGTACCAGTTTCTTGCCGAGCTTGGTATATGCTCTTTCCCTGTTGACCCTGTTGAGATAATTAAAAGGTTTCCGAACTGGCATCTATGCGGTTGGTTGGAATTGAAAAACGCCACTGGCAAAGAAGACCCCTTAAATATTGACCGTGAAGGTGCAGAAGCAAAAACGGAAGTAGTTAGAGGCGGCAGCGATTTTTTGATTGTATATGATGAACGCATCGGTTACGACAAAAGAATTCGCTGGACGATTGCGCACGAGATAGGTCATATCGTTTTAGGGCACCTGATTGACTTTGATAAAACCGCACTCAATCGTGGAGGCCTAACAGAAAACGAGTATAAGGTTTTAGAGGCAGAGGCGCATTACTTCGCCTGCGAGTTGTTGTCGCCCAAGACGATTATACGACGCTTTAGACACCTCATGGGCGATGCCAACGGAATTGCTGCTCTCTGCAATATTTCGTATGACGCCGCAGTAATCCGTATAAAAGAGCTCACAAGGTTGGATTTTGATTACTACGAGCCGGAGAACGCAATCCTTCGTAATTTTTTTAGTTGCTTGGAACAGCACGGCTTATATTCGGTGATTGCTGGTCGCTTGTCTTCCGAGACAGTAGACATCCCTGAGGAACTCGACGACTACATTGAATGTGATTATTGGCATTTCGTCGTCATGACCGTTGTTACCTGGGAAAAATGCACGGAACTGAAAGATGCGCTTGGCACGAGCATGGCGCTATATGACGATGAAAACATGGTCATTCTGGTGCGCGGAGAAAACGACCGCTCCGCTATCGAACACAAAGGCGATGTCATTCTGAAGTGTTTGGATAAATACGCATCATCGCCGGTAAAAAAGATAACGGTACAGGTTGCAGACCTGAAAGATTGAAAATCTATCCGCGCAGGTGCACAGATAGAAACAGGAGGAGATTGGCCATGCCAAAACTAACAATATCACAGCTCGAAAGTCATCTGTTGAAAGCCGCAGATATTCTTCGCGGTAAAATGGATGCTTCCGAGTTTAAAGAATACATTTTCGGTATCCTCTTTTTGAAGAGACTGTCCGATAATTTTACGCAAAAGCGCAGACAGCTTGAGGCCGAGTATAAAGACAGCCTTGACGCTGAGGAACTTGCAGAATTCCTCGAGGATAAAACCTCCTATGGCAGCACATTCTTTGTTCCGCGTGAAGCCAGATGGGAATGTGATGACAACGGTGACGGTTGGAAGGGTCTGCTGCATCAGAAAACCGATGTGGCCTCCAAGCTGAAAAAAGCTCTTGTGGCCATTGAAAAAGAAAATACACAGCTCGACGGTGTGCTGAGTAACATCGACTTTGCAAAGAAGGTCAAGTCAAAGCAAATTATCACAAACGAGCGGCTGGTACAGTTAATCCAGCATTTTAATAAATACAGGTTGACAAACGACAACTTTGTTTTCCCCGACCTGCTTGGCGCAGCATACGAGTACATGATTAAAAACTTCGCCGACTCTGCCGGAAAGAAAGGCGGAGAATTTTATACGCCATCCGGCGTCGTGCAGCTTATGGTTCGTCTAATCAAGCCAGAAGAAAACATGACCGTATACGACCCCACAGTCGGAAGTGGCGGTATGCTCATTCACAGTAAGCAGTATGTAGACGACCAGGGCGGCGATGGTCGTAAGCTTGCACTTTTCGGTCAGGACGATGCCGCCACCGTTTGGTCGATTTGCAAAATGAATATGATTATGCACGATATTCAAGATGCCGACATCCAGCACGGTGATACCCTCATGGAACCTCATTGGCATAGCAATGGGCGAACACGCCAGTTCGATAGGGTCATTGCAAATCCTCCGTTCTCGCAGAACTACTCTCGAAGCGACAAAATGATGCTGCAAAACCGTTTTTCATACGGTTGGGCTCCGCAGACCGGCAAGAAAGGCGATCTGATGTTTGTTCAGCATATGATTGCCAGCACGAAACCCGCCGGCATGATGATTACTGTGATGCCGCACGGGGTGCTTTTCAGGGGCGGTGCGGAGAAGACAATCCGCAAGGGCATTTTGGAAGATAAGCAGGACATCGTACAGGCGATTATCAACCTGCCGCCGGATTTGTTCTACGGTACCACGATTCCGACCTGCCTTCTTGTGATAAACAAACAGAAACCCGCTCGCTTGAAAGGAAGCATTCTTATTATAAATGCTGACGCAGAATATGGTGTTGGCAAAAATCAGAACTACTTACGTCCGGAAGATACCGAGAAAATCGTGTGGGTCTTTGACCACATGGAAGAGGTGCCGGGCTATTCGCGCATTGTGCCACTTGCGGAAATTCTCGATAAAACCACGAATGACACCAATTTGAATATATGCCGCTATGTTGATAATACACCGCCACAGGAGCCGCACGATGTGAGAGCCCATGTTCTTGGCGGTGTGCCAAACAGCGAAATTGATGCATTAAACGGCTTAATTGCAAAATATGAGATTGCCGCCGGTGATATTTTTTCAGACCGTGGTGACGGGTACTCCATGTTTAGACCTGAGTGCGCCACCAAAGCCCAAATACAAGCCTTTATTACGACTCATCCGGGAGTGACCGCTGCCAATGCCAGAATGCTTTCTGCTTTTGAATCTTTCTGGACGACAGCGGATACTGCCGTATCTGAAATAAAAACGTCGCTGGCGATAACCGACTTTGCTGCGCAGTATTCAAAGCTGCTCTCCGATTCGATAGAGCCGCTCGGAATTCTCGACAGCTTCCAATGTATCGGCGTTTTTGCAAACTGGTGGGATCACAGCTACACCGTGCGTGAATACTCGGAAATAGAGCAGAGCGAGGCGGGTAAAGAGACAAAGGTTTCGGTCAAGGAAGTCATTAAAATAAAGAACGTGTTTAAGACGATTAGCGCCGAAGGGTTTGTTTCGTCTCTTGTCAGCGACGAGAAAATTGCAAAGGAACATTTCGCAGAGGAACTGGCAGAGCTTCATCGGCTCGAAGTGGAAGCCGCCTCCGCGCTTGCCGACCTTGAGACATATTGCTCAAACGTAGACATCGGCTCAGAGGACGAAACTGATGACGAGGATGAAACTGCCGAGCCGCAGGAGCCATCCGTGTCCGATGTCAAGAAATACCTTAAGGCGCTGGGAACCGACGAGGCAAAAGCAACGCTGAAGAAAATTGCTGCGCTCGAAAAAATCAAGAACAAGTGCAACCGTGAGTTAAAGGCAAAAACGAAGGCTCTGCAGGACAAAATCGACGCTATCCGCAGTGAGCTTACCGAAGCACAGTGCGAGACACTGGTGATGCAGCTGCTCCATGAGGGCTTTGTGGAAGAACTCAACAAGTATCTCGCAGCCGAGGTGCAAAAAACAGTTAAGGCGATATACAACCTGTGGGAGAAATACTATTTTTCCGCAAAAGACCTGCTTGCCAAACGAAAAGCCGCCGAGGATAGGCTGAACGGTTTCTTGGAAAGGCTGGGATACCTACATGAGTAAGACGAAAACGGTTACACTTGAAAACTGCTTTTCTCTCCGTGCTCGTATAGGCTGGCAAGGGCTGCGTTCGGATGAATTTATAGACGCGGGTCCGTATCTCGTCACTGGTACCGATTTTATTAACGGGCGCGTGAACTGGGATACGTGCTACCATGTAAGTGAGTTCCGGTACGAACAGGATGCCGGCATACAATTGAAGGAAAATGATTTAGTTGTAACAAAGGATGGCACAGTCGGGAAAACAGCATTTGTGATTGATTGCCCAGAAAAAGCGACGCTCAACAGTCACATTTTTCTTGTCCGTGCAATCAACAACGAAGTCTTTCCTGCCTATTTGTACTATATCCTTAATTCGCACTACTTCGAAGAGTTTATGAAAAACACCCTTACAGGCACGACAATAAAGGGGTTAACACAAGGTAACTTTTACAAATTTTCTTTTACTGTCCCCTCAGATACCAAAGAGCAGGCAAAAATCGCCGAGGTGCTATCTACGGTGGACGAAGCCATTGACAGAACACGGGAGTTGATTGAGAAATATAAAAGCATCAAAGCTGGGTTGATGCAGGATTTGCTCGGCAAAGGGACAAATACCACTATTGAATCCTTATGCTCTGTAATTGCAGGAGGTACACCTTCAACAGGCGAAGTTGCTTTTTGGGATGGTTCTAATGTATGGATTACTCCAAGCGACCTGAGCAAGATTACTACGCCCTACATTACTATATCTGAACGAATGATTACAGACCGTGGCGTAAAAAAAGCAACGGGCGGCCTCATTCCCGCGGGTTCAGTAATATTATCAAACAGAGCACCAGTAGGCTATGTTGCTATTCCGACAGTACCGTTTTCATGCAATCAAGGCTGCAAAGGTTTAATTTGCAACGCCAAGGTAAACGCTACATACCTTTACTACTGTTTATTAAGTTCGACCTCAGCACTCGAGAGGGTATCATCCGGCACCACTTTCTTGGAGTTGCCAAAACGCGAGCTTCTTCGGTTCTCTATACGTGTTCCGAAGGATGTTGATGAGCAAAAAGATATTGCTGATAAGCTATTGTCGGCAGACGAAAAAATTCAAAGTGAACGCGAGTATCTTTCCCGTCTTCAGGACATCAAACTCGGCTTGATGCAAGACCTACTGACACAAAAGGTATCAGTAGCACCGTTAATGTGAGGAGGTAACGAAATGTCAGGACGACCGTCAGAATTGCAATATGTTGAAACACCGCTGATGCAACAGCTTGCGGCGCTTGGCTGGACGACGTGCCCATTGGATGATTCCGAAAAGCACGACCCGGCTATGAGCTTTCGTGCCTCTTTCAGAGAGGTCATCATTGAATCCAAATTTAAAGCTGCGCTTGCCAGACTGAATCCGTGGCTGACGGAGGCGCAGCTTGACGAGCTATGCGTTCAAATGCAGAGCCATTCCTTCTCCATGAAGAAAACCCTCGATAACAACATTGAGGTGTTCGACCGCATCGTGGACGGAATGAGCGCCGACAATGAAGTAACCGGCGAAAAAAGCTGCCCCGTCCGCATCATCGACTGGTCGGATTCGGATGCATTTGACCCAGCGACTACAAAAAATGAATTTCTTGCTATCAGCCAGTACAAGGTACGCATCCCCGGAAAAGAAGAGCACATCATTCCGGATGTGGTTCTCTTTGTAAACGGGCTGCCTCTTGTTGTCGTGGAATGTAAAGCTCCCGACATCGCAGAGCCGATGGCAGAAGGTATAGAACAGCTCATGCGCTATCAGGACAGGCGTGACGCGCCTTCCATGGAGGGAGTGCCAGAGCTGTTTTATTATAATCAAATTCTCGTTTTCACCTGCTACCACGCTGCGCGATATACGAGTATCACCGGTGGCGCAAGCCACTTTATAGAATGGAAAGACCCATATCCGTTCAAACTGACCGACATCAAGGAAGACGGCGTTCCCTCCAGTCAGGAACTATTGGTCGCAGGTATGCTTGAACCCTCCCATCTGCTTGACATTGTGCAGAATTATATCGTCTATATTGAGAATGATGAGGGCAAACTTCTCAAAATCGTGCCTCGTTATATGCAATACCGTGGTGCGAGAAAAATTGTAGAAAGGCTGCGCAAGGATAAAAAAGGCGGCACTCTTTGGCATACGCAGGGCAGCGGCAAATCGCTGACGATGATGTTCGTCATTCGGAAGATGTATAACTCCTCCGACTTGAACGATTATAAAATCGTCATGCTCATCGACAGAAAAGACCTGCAAAACCAGCTTTTCAAAACATCCAGAGCCATCAAGTACAAGGTCAACGAGGCGGGCAGCATCGAGGGCTTGAAAAAGCTTATAGAAGCGACCGCCAGCGATGTCACTATTGCTATGGTACACAAGTTTGGTGACCGTGGTGAGAAAATTGAGAAGTTTCCCGTGCTCAACACGTCTAATCGTATTCTCGTTATGATTGACGAGGCGCACCGCAGCGAATACTCTGACCTTGCGGCAAATATGTGGCGCAGTATGCCCAATTCTGTAAAGGTTGCGTTCACAGGTACGCCCATCACAAAAACCACGGAAACCTTCGGCGGCTACATTGACACATACACCATGCGCACGGCGCAGGAAGATGAAGTAATTGTAGAAATCAAATATGAAGGTCGTGCCACCGATAGCGAGATTACCGACCACGACGCTATGAATCGTGCTTTCGTCGACATCTTCGGTTATATGGAAACCGAGGGACAAGAAGAAATCATGGGCAAGTATACCGCACGAGGATATTTGGAGGCAGAAGAGGTTATATGGGAAAAAGCTTCTGATATGCTTGACCACTATATCAGCACGGTTTTCACAAACGGTTTCAAGGCTCAAGTTGTGGGCGTAAGCAAAGAAGCGGCGTATCGGTATAAGACGGCAATTGATTGTCTGTTACAGCGTAAAATCTACGAACTGGAAAAAAGCAATCCTCTCAATGTGGACATCGAGCAGCTCAAAAAGCTTAAGGTCGGCTGCGTTATTTCGACGGCAGCCAACGATGACCCGCACCTGAAGGTATACGGTGATGAACACCAGAATGAGCTTATTGTCGATGGTTTTAAGGCTCCGTTTGGTGGTGTGGGAAAAATGGGCGGTGACGGCAATTACGGGATTCTTGTCGTTACAGCCATGCTGTTAACCGGCTTTGATGCGCCGATAGAACAGGTCATGTATTTGGATAAAGTCCTGAAAAACCATAACCTGCTGCAGGCGATTGCCCGCGTCAATCGCACCTGCGGTTCTGATAAGAAATGCGGTTATCTGGTTGATTACGTCGGTGTCACAAACCATCTGAAAGCGGCTTTAGCTGATTATGCCGATGCCGATGTTGAAGAAACCATTTCTGCAATCAAAGACCCATCGAAGGACATTGACGCCTTAAACGATGCGTACAACAACATAATCCAATTTATTCATGAAAAGGTCGGCGTGGCTGACTTGGAGAACTCTGCCGCAATAATTGAGGAGCTTGTTGCCGACGATGAGCTTCGTGACGAGTTCAATAGCCTGTTTGGATTCCTGTCGCGGATGTTTGACCGCGTTCTTCCTAATCCAGCCGCTTTGGATTACCGTGATGAATTCCGTTTGCTGGCGTTTATCCGTGAATCGGTTGCAAAACTTACGCGAGACCCGCTCCTTTCAATGAAGGATGCCAGCAAAAAGGTTCGTGCCATAATCGAAGAGTATCTCTCTGTTCACGGGGTATCTGTGGAAATCGAGCCTATTTCTCTTCTTTCCAGCGACTTTTTAAGTGATGCAAAGAAAAAGACTGACCGTACTGTATGCGAGGAAATTAAGTATGCCGTTCGGGAATACATCAATGTCAATATGCCCAAAGACCCTGAAATGTTTATGCGTCTCAGTGAGCGGCTGGAAGCAATACTTGAGGAATACAAAAACAACTGGATTGACCTTCGTAGCGAACTGGAGCGTTTCAGGGACGATATTGTCGAAGGACGAAAGCGTGAGAAAACCTATGGATATGAGCCTGAACATGAGATGCCCTTTTTCGCGTTGTTGAAGAAAGAACTCTATGGCGACAAAGAGTTTTCTGACCTGTCCGAGGATGATTTTAATGCTCTCAAAGACCTGACGGATGATGTGCTTGCCAGATTCAAGACAGATGCCTCAACGACGAACTTCTGGAATAATGCGTCGTTACAGGATACTCTGCGCACATTTATTATTACAAAGCTCATCGGCCCGGAGATTAAGAAACGTGTGCCCGATGTGTTCAAACGCAGAAAAGAAATCGCACAGCGCCTACTCGAATTGGGCTTCCAGCATTTCGGGAGGGGTGAAGAATGAGCACAATTCCTTGCGAAATCATCCGTTCAAACAGGAAAACGCTTGCATTGGTAATCGACAGTGAAGCAAATTTGATAGTCCGTGCGCCCCTTCATATTTCTGATCGTGAGATTGACGATTTCATTACGCGAAAAAAACGCTGGATTCTCGATAAACAGCAGCAAGTTTCAGCGTTCGGCGAAAAGCATACGCCGGTTACCGTTGCCACGGGCGACAGCGTTTTATACTTGGGAAACACATACACAATCATGCATGAACCTGTAGCCGATATAAGTATCACAGGCACCACGATTTTGATACCAGAGGGGTACGGAATGGATGAGGTAATTAGCTGGCTGCGAAGCGAAGCAAATACTGTGATTCAAGAACGGGTTGAACGCTACGCCAATATTATGGGTGTATCTTTCTTATCGGTAAAGATGTCCGAAGCAAAAGCCCGCTGGGGTTCATGCAGCGCCAAGAATAATCTAAACTTTGCTTGGCGCTTGATAATGTGCCCAGTTGCCGTTATCGACTATGTGGTCGTGCATGAGTTGAGCCATATTGAGTATAAAAACCATAGCGTAGCTTTTTGGGCAAGAGTCAAAACAGTGCTTCCGAATTATCAGGAACAGCAGGACTGGCTGAAGATGAACCGCAAACTAATGGAAATAATCGGATAAGTGAGGAGGCACAGCATGGATAAAACAGGCGTGATTTATATATTAACGAACCCATCATTCCCGGATTATGTGAAAATTGGGTACGCCGACGACATCGACAGGCGGCTTCAGCAGCTCAATCGAAGCGAGTGCAATCCATTTGCCTTCCGCGTATATGCAACTTATGAGGTGAGCTCACGACTGTCGGATTTAAAGATTCACTCCATCATTGACAAGCTGAATCCCAATCTCCGCTCCATCGAGACCACCAGCGGACAGAAACGAGTACGCGAGTTCTATGCCATGTCGCCAGAAGACGCTTATTCATTATTAGAGGCTATTGCCGAGATTCATGGTTGCGTGGATAAACTCAAGCTCATAAAGCCGAGTACAGAAGAAGCACTTGCAGAAGAAGCCGCGCAGGAAATCGATACGGAGAGTACAGAGCGGGCGTCCAATTTCTCCTTCTCGAAGTGTCAGATTCCGGTTGGTGATGAAATCGAATACGCCTATGATGAGAGCCTGAAAGCAAAAGTCGTTGATGACCGTAATGTCGAATACAACGGAGTAACCATGTCTTTGACGGCGTTTGCAAAACAACTGTCCGGTAAAAAGTGTTCCATCGCTGGTCCGAAGTTCTTCAAATACAAGGGCGAATGGCTCAACGACCGGCGTCAACGTCTGGGCGTGTAGTACAAACCGTATGGTGTAATGATAATATTAGGAGGGATTTTATGTCAGCAGTTGTAGTAAAAAAAGAAGAAAAAGTTGCAGCTGTTTTCGCTGCAATGAGCGATGTTGATGATCTGCAAGAATTCAAAACCAAGTTCAAAGAAATGTATCCAAAGGAGTGGAAAACCATCATTGCTGTGTACCAAAAAGAAGAACGTGAGGACGTTAAACATAAAGGCCATCCTATGCCAGAGCCAGAGAAGTATCTGGAGAACACGTACAAAACTGCCCGTGCAAAGCAGAAATAAGAGTTGATACCTTTTAATTTTGCCACACTTTTTAATTATTCCTCGGCTGTCGATTTTGCAGGGTAAGTAAATCCTAAATCGTCAGCCAGCACTACGAACTGAATAAAAAGAAAAAGGGCTCCCGAAGTTCGCATCGAAAAGATGCGGGACCTCGGAAGCCCTTGCTTTATGGCCTTTTTCGGCACATCGTTGCCGGAGAGGCCTTTTTCTGTTTGTATCAAAGACGGTATGAACATAGACCCCGCCCGTAAATACGGGTCATTTTTCGAAGTCTTTTCTGATTATTATGGAAATAACGACCATTTTAGCCTATAATAGATTTTCGAAGGTAAAAGCGAGGTGGATTATCGTGGTGATTATAGCTTGTCCCGAATGCGGCAACAAGATATCAGACCGTGCGGAGATCTGCCCGCATTGCGGATTGCCACGACGCTTTTTCAACTTACCAAATTCAGATACGATTGTGGAGCTTCCTCAAAATCAATTATCCGGCAATTACAAGAGCATTAAGGCAATGCTTATCGCATTCAGTATGATTGGCGCAGTATCTTCGGCGCTAAGAAGTAGAAATCTATTAGGTCGCGTTGGACGTATTCGCTTCAACCTGTACGGGAAGATTATCCACGGTTTAGGTTCTGGGCGGTTTTCATATAGTTTAGGCTACGGATTAGATGTCATAAATTAGTGAGCGGATTAGATGTTTTTTGCGGCTGAATGAGCGGATTAGATGTCAAGGCCGAGAAGGCTTGAAAATAAAGGAGGAACCTACAATGAAAGTTATGGTGTCTAAGAAATTGAATGATTTGTACAAGAAGCAGCACAAGAATTTTGACTATGCTGTCGCTTCAGCTTTGGATAATTTTGATCCTAATTCTTTTGCTACCTGCTTTAAAATTGTTAAAGGATTCGAACTTGACGGTGAAAAATGTGAAATAAACATCGGGGATAAATTAGCTGAGAGAATAGTCTCTGATTTGGAGATGGATAGTCTTGATGGTAAAACAGCGGAAATTTTGCTGTGGATAGGTGCTGTTCTCCCGGAGGTGTAATATGGAAAATGCATACGAACTTGCATTGCAGGATTCCGTGAGCAAGCTCGATTCCCTTTCGTTGCAATGCAAAGGTGAAATGGAATCATGGGGCTATATAGATACCAATGCGATTGAAAAGTCTGCCTCTTCGCTTGATGCTTGGGACTATTGCTTTTCAATTGCTGTTGGAATGGCCGGTGCAAAAATAACTACGAGTGAACAGCTTGAAGTTTATTTAAACGATATACATCACGCCGCCAGTGGAGCTACAGGTGATTATACAAAGCTTCAGGAATTTCTGGGCGCACTTCTCCATCATCAAGGCGATGCCATTGATAAGCTTGCTACTGAAAAACATTTCATTAATAGGGCATATGAGGCTGCAGATATCGGATATCATCGCCTTTTGTGGGGGCATGATATTCTTAATTTTAGTGCAAATGATCCGTTCAAGCTTATGTTTGATCAACAAGGCGTGTCAGGGATTTTGCAAGCCGCTCGACATCTTATAGCAGATACTACCTCAAAACAGGGATTGCCGTTTCCGGGGAGTTCATATCTTGACCATGTAAATGAAAATGGAAAGGTTTCAAATTACCTTATTGAATTCGCAAAAAAACTTTCAAAGGAATCCACTGGGAATATGCGTAATGCTCAGTCAATATATTCTCACATGTTTACAGTAAGGGCTCAGGATATCATGGGCGGCGGCGCCATAGCTGGCTTTGCTGCGATGTATTTTAAAATTCGGGGCATACAGGATTCTGTCAGAAAGGTTCAGTTCCGATTGGTTGCTTATTCCGTTGCATTTTTTGGAGAAGCCTTGCTGGGAGCAGCGAAACAGGGTGGAGTTCCATATATAAACATTCCTTTGGCCGCGGTTGTATATAAGAATCTCGCACAGCTTTACTATTTCAGCATTAAAGAGACCCGTCAGCTCCACGATAAAACTTACGAACTGATAGCTCAGGGAGATGAATTATCAGTTCGTGTCGCAGCAACCGGTGAAGACCTGATTGCATACGATAATGCGGATACATATTTTAAGGAATTGTCACAAGGCCAAAGCAATGTTGACTCCCTGATAGAAGCTTTGAAAAGCAGGGATTTACGAATATAAAAACAAATCCAGATGAAGATTTGATTACTGGCTGGATAACAAAGGACGGGGAAGTTGAAGAAGTTGAAATTGACGGATATACCACATTCTCAAGTAGCTCAAGATTTTTGCCGGACGTGGAAATAGTAATTACATACCATACATTTTCTGCTGATTAGAGAAACGTAGAATAAGAGCAAGCCTTCAAAATACATAGGAGGTTTTAAAACATGGCGTATGAGTCACCTTTAACAATAGGGGAGATTATTAAAGATATATCTACCAGCAAGTATGTTCTCCCGTCAATACAAAGAGAATTCGTATGGAGTACATCTCAGATTGAGCGGCTCTTTGATAGTGTGATGCAGGACTACCCAATCGGTGCATTTTTGTTTTGGGAATTAGGCCAGGGTCAGAATACACTGTATGACTTTTACAGTTTCTTGCAAAACTACCACGAGAGAAAGAACACACATAACCCCAGAATCAATTTGAGCGGAAACGAGAATGTCATGGCTGTGCTGGATGGTCAGCAGAGATTAACTTCCTTGTTCATTGGACTTAAGGGTACATAAACAGCTAAGAAAAGATCAAAAAAAAGGCGGAGAATATTACTATTCCCCACCTAAGAACGGCAAGAGCCGGAAAATAACTCCGGCGCCAGTTGTTATGGACATTTTGAAGGCTCACAAGAAGCAGCAGGAAGCGCAGGCAGAAAAATTAGGATCTGTATGGATTGACTCTGGCCTTGTATTCACCAATCCATTGGGTGATCGCCTATCTTATCGGACAGCTTATGACTGTTTCAAGCGTGTCGTGGACTCCATCGGTGTCCCCAGTGCTCGTTTCCACGATCTGAGACACACCTATGCCGTCAATGCTATTCGCGCCGGTGATGACCCGAAGACCCTTCAAGGCAATTTAGGACATGCCACGGCTGAGTTTACTATGAACGTATACGCCCACTTTACGGAGGAACTAAAGACCGCCAGCGCCAACAGAATGGATAGCTTTGCAAGACAACTTTTAGAAGATAAGTAAAGCCTGTAAAGGGTAAATTAAAGGGTAAAAGCCTACTAAAGCTATAGTAAAGCCCCGGAAGCTCAATGTTTCCGGGGCTCTTTAATGGTGGACGATACAAGACTCGAACTTGTGACCTCCCGCACGTCAAGCGGATGCGCTACCAGCTGCGCCAATCGTCCTCATCAGCAGAGGTTATTTTAACCTATCGCGCTGCTGTTGTCAACTTTTTTTTCCCCGGGCGGACAAAAAAACGGGACACTCTCGTGTCCCGTTTTTAAACGCGTTTTTGATCAGCCGTTGACATAGACCTTGCAGGTCGCCGTCTTGCCGCCGCAGGTGGCGGTGAGGGTGGTGGAGCCCTTGGATACGCCGGTGACCGCCACGGTGCCGTCGTCCTTCACGGTGAGGGAGGCGATGCTCTCATCCTTGATGGCCCATTGAACCTCCGCCGTGACGTCCTTGGGATAGACCTCGGCGTTGAGCGGCGTGGCCGAGCCGATGACCGCCGCGAATTCCGTGCGCTCCTCGTTATAATAGCGAATCTTCACGCTGGTGACCGAGGGCGAGGGAGAGGGGGAGGGCGTGGGTGTCAGCGATTCGCTGGGCGGGGCGGT